TCAACGCGTCGTTCACGATCCGCTTCTGCCACTCCATTAGATCAATATTGAGCACGCGCTTCGCCCACGCAGTCAGGGCAGGACCAAAACTCTCACCGGGTGGAACAGGCGTTACCAACCTCGGCTCGATACGACCAGATATGACTGAACCACCGCTGGTTCGGGCTGGTTCCTGCTGGTTCAGGCTAGTTGAGGGTATTTCGGGATAGGGTCTCGGGGTGTTCTGTTTGTCCAAAAAAGAAAGTTTTGCGCGATTTTGTACGCGTGTCGCTGTCTTCTTGTTGACATGGATGGCGCCGCGCCGAGCGTTGCAACTGGCGCATGAGCCGACGATGTTGGTTCTGTCGTAAGGGTCGCCGCCTCGGTCTAACTCGACAACGTGATCGGCTTGGCTACTTGGTTTCTTGTGGCACCAGTGGCAGATGGGTTCTTCTTGTAGGACTTGGGTGCGTAGTTGTTTCCATTGTTTGGTGTTGTAGATCGGGTTGCCGCTCATAGGTCAAGAGCATAGGTCAAGGTCAAGAGATACTGACGCCCAAGCGAGAAGGGCACTCGCTCGGTTGTCCTCGGTTGACATGGGTTGCGCGTGTGGTTTGTGTCCCCCACTATTTAGGGCAAGTAGCCCATGGGAGCCTGTCTAGTTTTGTTCGGTGGACAACCATTCGCAATGTACGTTTGAACGCTGATCGGTCGCTTAGGCGTGACCGTCTACCCTCGTTCCCGAGTGTTCCCATGATCGGCTTCAGTTTCCGAGTAGGGCTAGTGAACGCCTGTATGCGCTCTGATGTTTTCGGTTGTAGAGATCGGACGCTACACGCGCCGTAAGTGCTAGATCAAGCAGGGTTCGGCTGGGACTTCTCAATCCATGCCAATTTCGTCCATTCGCCGTTCAAGAGTTGTTCGGCAAACAGAATGTCGGCGGTCTTGTAGAACTGTCCGTTTATTGTCAAGTATTCGACTACGCGATCGTTTGCTATCGCTATAGCAAACACTGGGTGTGTGAAGTAACAGTTAGTGCCTGACGTCCGTATGCGGATTGGGTTGATCGGCTGGATGTATTCAGTTTTCATTGGGTTTCCTTGCTAGTCGTTCGCTGATCTTTTCTAGGTGGCATGGCCGCCATACGTGTACTTCTTCGCCTGACTCTTCAAGGCTGTTGATCCAGTCCCATTGGCTTTCGCTGACGACACCCTTGTTGGTTTTGAGCTCCACGAAAATGGTTCCGCGATACGAGTGGCTCATGACTAGGTCGGGAAAGCCTTGGTTGCCTGTGTTCGGTGTGATCCACTTACCCGGTCGGATCTGTGCAGGCTGTGTGTGCATGACGCGCCAACCATGCAATTTCGCCAATGTTATAACGGCTTTTTGAAACTCTGCTTCAGATGGTTCAGCCACCGTTCATCAACCGATCAATGATTTCGGACGCTTCACGCTTAGTGGTCGGTGCTTGACCCTCATAGTTTTTGGCGCGCAACATACCCAATTGTTTGGCGGTCGGCGGTTCGCTGGACGACCCAAGCGCGTGGGTTCGTGCAGGAGCTGCGTTCGTGGTCGTTTGTGGTTGTTCGCCTTGGCGGTACACCTTGACCATCTCCTCGAGTGAGGCACGTTTCTTTGATCCTTGATACTGGTAGTTCGCTAGGGCGCGTCCGATGGCGCTGGTTTCACAGTTTTCTAAAGCACTTGTTTTGTTGACCATGGATGATCCACGGATTTCTTCGGCGAAGCCTGTGGTGGTCGGGACTGTGTCGGCTATGTCGGCGTAGAGTTCGGCACGTATAACGATGCGTTGTCCGTCGTCCACGACAATGTCGGTGACTATTCGTCCGCGGGGGCAGTCTTTCCAAAACAGTGGGAGGCGTTCTGCTACTTCGGCGTAGTCGGCTGGGTTGAAACTCATGTTTCCATGTCCTTTAAGTGTCGGGCCTGTGCCGGCGTTTGGTTTTTGAGTTGATTAACGACTCGAATCATTGATACGCATCGGGCTGTTTCTTCCAATGTCATACCGACGAAACCGCCCTCTTCGGCGCATTTGAGACAGATGCCGCGCAACTCTGTACGCATCCGAACATCGGCAGAATTAAAGCCACTGGCGCAAATGTTGCAGTTCATTTGAACCCACCGAGACGCATAGCCACGATTGCGTCCTGCGTGCTCTTCGTGAGGTTGGACAGATAGATACCGTGCTCCTCAGCAACATAAGCCAACTCGAACAAGGCCTTACGCAACATTTCAATATCGGTCTTTTGGGCGTCTAACTGCCATGCGGCTGCTTTCATAGCAATCTCCGCTTTAGCGATCGCGGCGGTCATGTCCGCTAGTTGTTGGTTCATGGTCGGGGCTCCTTGATTTGTCGGTATTTTCCGTCACGATATACGAGCGGTGTTGCTGGGATCGGTTCAACGACTTCTTTTTGTTCTAGACGCTGGCGTTCTTTCCATGTCAGACCGCCCCAAATACCGCAACAGTCCTGACGTGTCGTAGAAAACTTAAGGGCTTCATCAAGACATTCTTGGCGTACCGGGCACACTGCACAGACTGCTTTGGCTTGCTTGATTTTGCGGTTGATATGACGCTCACCGAATTCAAAGATGAACAAGTCAATATCCATGCCTCGACAAGCTGCGCGATCCCACCAGCGGTCTAGCACAATCGCCAAGGTTTCCATCCGCAACCGCCACCCTCAGCGATATCGGAGTACAGCAGATAGGCGAACCTGAGGTTGAGGGTCGGGTCGCTCATGGCTTCAGCGAACGGCATGTTGAAAACTTGCTCCACGTACTTGGTATGGATCTCATTTATCTGGGCTATTCCGTGGTCCGCTCCGTTAAAGCGGTCTGCCAGTTCGGGGTCACTGGATAAAGGCGTGATGTTAAGACAGCGCGTTTCCTTCCACAGCAGGCGACCCAGTTTCTCTAGCGTCTCAGTGTTGTTCGGCCACCCGACCGTGATCGCAGTCTGGAACCATTCTTGGCATTTGGTGTCCGGGTGAAATTCGGCAAGTCGAGTAAACGGAACGGTGCTAGTCGTGCTGGTCGTCGTGCTGGTCGTTGTTGTTGTGAGCTCTTCTGCGCGATCCTCAAGTTGTTGGGGTGTCAACATCCCGAGCGTGACCGTGGAGGGCACAGACGGCGTTTGAATGGGGTCTGCGTCGCCCTGAACGCCTGTGATCGCCCACAAGGCGCACATTCCATAAGTGAATATTGATAAAAGTAAGAATCGTTTAAGGTTCATTTAGTAGTCCTCTGATAGATCCGCAACTGATTTGCGGGTGCTGAAGAATCCCTCCAGCATTGGTTTTTGCATAATCTCTCGGGCCATAAAGGCGCGGTAATTGTTGTTGAATTTGAATTCGCTACTGGGGTCGTTAGTGATCGCGTGTTCGTAGCGCAAGACTTCAATAAGAGCTGCAATGCCGTAATGCGTGTATCCGCGGTGCATCAGCTGATAGCACATTTTGGTGAGGGTCGGCATGACCCAAGGGTTTGCCTCTTTAAAGGCTTCGTATTTGAGCATCTCGGCTGGAACAGCGAGAACGTCAAAAAGGGATGGTTGCATTGCTTCCTCCTGCGGTCGGGGTCCACCTATTGATGGACGCACTTGGTTGTCAGTCATTAGACCGACTCCCAGACCAAATGTCAAGTCACCGCGCGTCGAGTGTAGGAAACGCCTCAATAGCATCTAAAACGGCTTTTGGCAGGTTGTCTCCGCAGACATAGCGGATATGCCATGCTTCAGCGTTAGCGCCGTTTTTGACTTCCCATGAGAACCCAAACTTTAGGGCGTTGCTGGTGGAGAATCCGTCGCCTAGTAACCATTCGAGTCGTTTGCCTGAAGCTGACGCAACATCTATCGCGAGTCCCCAGCCGTGATTACTGGTGGAAGGGCTTCCAGCAGGGGCGAAACCTTGTTTCAGGAACCACACTTGCCCGTTGTATTTGCGGGTGACTTGGGGTTTACGAAAGTTTGGTTTGGCTTCGTACCGTTCATTGAACAGGGCTACTTGTTGGGTTAGTGGGCGGTATGCGCCGACGTGCTTAAGTTCTATTCCGTCAAAATACGCGGCGAGTTGTAACGCGTTCCATGCTGTAGCCGCGAGGCTGTGCAGTTTGCCGTTTGGGGCTTTGATGTCGCGTAATAGGGCTGGTTTGATTTCGCCGTTCTTTTGACCTTCTAGGTCGGTTGGCATGATTAGTGGTAGTACTGGGTAGTCAGTCATCTTGTTTATCTCCCTTGTCTTTAAGGCCGTTGCTGGCGAGGATTCCTGAGAGTGCTCCGGTGAGGAAGAGCATCATCGGCGACAACAGAGCCCATGCGCTTTCGTCATTGGGCGAAACTTTGTCAATCGGCTGGATGACGAATAGCAAGCCGTAGATCAGTGACCCTGTACTTAGGACGAATGTCGCAGAGAGTGTGATGCCGACGATCAGGATCAGTCTGGCTTTAATTTCTGAGTTGGTGTATTTTTTCATTGTTCGCACCTTGGGGCTGTTGGTTTAGTTTCGCAGGTGTCTCGAGTGCGGTCACTGCAGCTGGTGACAACAACCATTAGTGCTATGGCGAGCGCGGCGACAGCAACAAGCGTTTTCATGGTCTTGGGTGGTTGCTGTTGTAAACACCTTCGGCGACCCATGCTTCATATTCTTCGTCGCTGAAAGTGTGGAAGGTGTCGTCTATTTGAACGAACACTTCGTCTTGTGGGTATAGGGCTTTGTATTCTTCGGGGGTCATAATTATTTCCTGTATCCGTAAACGCGGATTGTTCCGCCTGTCAATGTTCCTGATGATGGCAAAATCGTGAACGCTGTGTATGAAGTGCCGTTGTTCATTACACCGTTGTAAACACTTGACCATGCCACTGAAGCGTTAGCGGCGTTAAACATTGTTGCTTGCGTAATAAATGGTTGTCTGACTGTTACCGCCATGTGGGTTGTTCCGCCGCCTGCTGTACCGTTACCACATGCCCCCATCACAAAACCTGTGCCAGTAGTTGTTGCATCGCCTGTAACAGTTGCACTGGTGTAGCCAACATATGTGCCACCGTAAAAATATCCTGAAGCAGTTGCACCAACTCGAATCAGTAGGTTCGGCTGGTTGGCTGAAACGCTTGAACCTGTAACAGTTATCAAATAGTCCTCATAGTCCGATGAGAATGCACTGCTGACAGTCACGCTAGGGACAGCGACACCACCAATAGCCTGTGTCTTGACAAGCCACAAACCGACAGCGTTCATCTCCGCAGCAGTCAAGATTTGTCCAGCATTAAAAGTAGGGTAAGTCATAGTTTCTCCTTATTGTTTTACGGATAACCCAAAACGTTTGTGTCCAGGATGCCATTAGTAGTCGAATCAAGCAGGAACGGTGTACCCAAAGTCGGTGACAAAAACACTCGCACTGACGCATAGTCAACATAAAACGTTGTTTGAACACCCTGCACAGTGCCCGAAACATTTGTGCCACGAAAAGCAATAGTCGCAGTTGAGCCAATCGGGAAGTTCGCTGGTGCGTCTGGGACAGCACCTGACGGCCTAGGAATTTTAGCCAATGTCAAACAAGTTGAATTCACCAAAGTATTGGTAGTGACACTGAACGGTACTGCAGTTGGTTGGTTGTTAGTTGCAAGAATAAAATTGGCAAGACTCAATGCGTCCGTCGTCGTGTTATTGATTGTGTCGTATCGAAGCGTGTTATCAATAGAACTTGAAAGAGTCGCTGTTTGTATTGCTAAACCAGCAGGCGCTACTTGAACAACATCAAAACTATTTTGAACTGACGACATGTAATCAATTCCGACATATTTGCCAGATGAAGTGTTGTCGGTAAATGCGTATGTCGTTGTGTCATATGCAAGCGGTGCGATAGTGGTAAATGTTGTATAACCAACATATGACGTTCGTTTTGAATCGTAATCATCTAACAACAATTGATCTGTTCTCAAATATTTGTTGAGGAGATCAAGCGCACTTCCCGAATAATTGCTGACGGCGGAAGCAGATGGCGTGACATAACCAAATGTTGCTGGATCAGGCAAGCAAATGATTGCCCTGCCGCCTGAACTGTTGGTAAGGATTCCTTCATAAATTTGGGTTGGGCCCGAACCAAAATTGGCGTTGTCATACAATTTCGCCCCAATTACCCCTGTACCACCAGTAGCTAAAATTGTGATTCGGTCACCCGGTGCAGACCCTGTGCCAGCGTTGTACGGCATGTCATATGAACGATTGACATCCGTAATCCGACCTACAAAATAGGACGGTGATGAAGCCAAATTAGAATCTCGTACATCAATATATTGACCGACTGCTAAGGCCGTGGCATATGAATTTGCTGGGATTAGTTCTATGACGCATGACGATTGGCGAAAAGGGTCTTGGAATCGTTGACGACCACGATTGATACTGATCGTTTGAATACCTGTTAGAGCGGTGTAGGTCCCGTTAATGGTCGTTGAGTAACTGGCTACTGGGGTTGTGTACGGCATCAGGAAACTCGAATCGGGACAGAACCGTTTAGTTGCTGATATCGGCGCAATGCGTCAACGACTTGTTGAGGGTCTCCGCCGTTGACGTTAATCGTTACATTTCCGCCACCACCTAAAGCATTGTTTGGTGTGATGCCGCCAGACGTGCCAGGCGTAAACAACTCGGGTCCACGCTCACCAACAAGATACGACTTGCCACCCATGACAGGACCACCCGACGCACGAGCGCCCGAGATACCCGCAAGTGTCAATGCGTCGTACTGGCTAAGTCCGCCGTACTCCGCACCACGCGCAAGATACGTTGCGTACTCAAGCGCAGCTGCTGAACCCTGAGTCTTAAACCTAAACAAGATTTCTTTGGACGAGATACCGTCCATCGTTCCAGAGATGCCAGCAAGCACTCCAGCGTATGTCGCCAGTTTTTCTTCGTAGTCATCAATGTCTGCTTGGGCACCTGTGCCGAACGCTTTAGCAGCTGCGGTTTCAAGTTCGGCTAGATCAGTCTTGGCGTTGTCAAGTGCGACTTCCCGATCCAATGTTCCGGTCAGATTCTTCCAAGCAGTATCAGCGTTAACAATTGCAATCGTGGCGTTACTTGCTGAGGTTGCCAAATTGTCTAATGGTGTTTTAGCGTTTTGGATTGCTGTCTTAAACGCTCCAGCATTGATCCGACCTTCGTTTACAACACCAGCCAACTCGCTTAATTGTTCCTCGGCCTGCGTACCGTTACCAACAATGTCTTTAAACAGTTCGGTGACCTTGTCGTCAAACTCCAAAGCGGCGGTTGCACCTTTAGCCAACAGAGTGACCATTGGAATTAGTCGTTGACCAGACTTAACTTTGAGATCATCAGCAGAGTCGCCAAGACCGTCCATAGCGGCGCGGTATTCCCTAGCCATCTGAAGTTCTTCTTCAGAAATAACCTTCTGCTCAGACACCGCCGTTAGCGATGCGTTCAGATCGTCTGCGCCCATCTCAATAAGTTCGGCCATGGACTGCCAGCCCTTACCGAGGAGCTGTGCGGCGACACGGGCTTTTTCGGCTGGGTCCTTAATTTTTTTCAGTCGGTCAATCGTGTTAAGAAAAGTCTCGTTGACGTCTAACGAACCGTCTTTCAGATAAACAAGATCAACGCCAAGATTGCGAACCTTGTCAGGGTCGGCACCGATTGTCTTATTTAGACGACCGATAGCACCCTCAACGGCATCAATTGGGATACCGATATCGCCAGCCGCTTCGATATAGCGTGACGCGTCCTCAACAGCCAAACCAGTCGCATCAGCAAACTTGCCAGCCGAAATCGCCATGTCTTGAAACGCTGTAATTCCATCAGCGACAAACTTCCCGACTGCGGCACCAGCTGCAACAGCAAACGTAGAAGCATTAGCGGCAACCGCATCCAAAGCGACTTTTGACCCAGCCTTAAATTTGCCCATGCCACCTTCGGCTTTACCGACAGCATCTTTAAAATCGTTGAAAGCGGCTTTAGCGTTTTTGATGCCCGTATCTTCAAGACTGGTAATGATCGGAATGTTGATTGCCATTAGCGAATCCTTGCCATCTCTTGGTTTGCTTTGAGAACCACGGCCTTGATCGTGGAATCCATTTCTCGTTCAATCATAGACAACGAGTCCGATGCTTTAGCCCACATGAAACGCGACGGCTGACCGGGTAACAAACTGGCAAACATCGGACGCCGATATTTAGTTTCACGCTTAGACGACGATCCTCCAGCCCTACCAGCCATGTCTACAATTGCCACAGGCGCGCCCTTAGTCGTAATGCGGACAATGTTGACAGGGACGCTCATACGGGGCTCGTTGAGGTTCCTGCGGGGCTTACGGCTGTCAATCTTGATAACCGAGTTCTTGCGGTTGCTCCACCCGGTACGACCGTTGTGAGCCATTCCAGACAGCGGAGGCGACGACGGAATCGACTGGTTAATTTCAGCCAGCAACGGTTTCAAAATGTTGCGAATGTCTTTGTTCAATTCACGCTTTAAAGCAGGGTTAATTTTGCCGAGTTCTCTCAGCGTTTCGCCCACACCTTTCACCTGAATTGTCATCGCTTGCTCTCGTTCTGCTCAATAATCAGCCTGACCATTTCGTCAATGATCTGGGCTGGTGTTTCCATCAGATCCAACGGACTGATGCCTGTACGAACAGCAAGCTGCGCGATCAGGTTTGTGGCTCGTCCTGCGGGCCCGCTTTGGCTTTTGGGAGAAACGTGATATCCATGACATTCTCTACCCAAGTGCTAAACAACGGAACCACAATTTTCTTGGTTCGTAACGCATCCCAAGCCAACCATGCGAGAGGCTTGAATTTCATGTCTTCTAAGAAACGGCCCACGGAGAGCGTGGGGTGGTGATCTTCCCACCTGCACGCAACTCCGTAGGTGATCGGTGCTTCAAATGTTTCACCGTCAGCCATTTCTACTTTTAATGTCATGCCAATCATGTCGGGGTCCTTTGGTTAGTTAATGATTACGGGTTGGTGATGTCGCGCACCCAAGTGCCCCCGACATAACTCACGCTTACTTGGCTGAGCTCTCCGACGGTCGTTACGATCGGCGTAAACGAAGCCAACATGGCATTACTGATCGTGTACTCAGGGTTACTGGCGGACTCGGTTGTGCCTGCTGGTGAGATGACCAGAGTGGTGGTGCCGTCGCCGACCTGATCAAACAGGGTGGCTTCAATTTCGCCAGTTCCGTAGTTCATGAACATCGTCAAGGTGACGTTCACCATTTGGAGCCCCGACACGAAGCGGTGCCCGGTATCGCCGAAGGTCGTGGATTCGAGTGAGTCGTAACCGATCTCAAGCGAAGCCGCAGAGGTGTTCTGCGTGACATCCACTCCACCAATGGTGACGGTTGGGTTGGACAGATAAACGGTTTTTGTTGTGGGCATGGTTTTTCCTTTATGGGATGCGCTTGGAAGCGATTCTGATAGTTAGGTCGTATGCGGGTAGTTCTTGTGAACCGATTTGTGCGAGCGACGGTGAGCCACTCACAACAGCAATAGAACTGTTCATGATTGTGTCCACGACGCCGAGGATGTAGTCGCTTGAATCTTGGTTGCCGGGTGGCGCGCCAAGGATTCTGAGATCAACTGTGATGTCTGCGATTTGGTTGTTAAAACAAGTGAACGTCGGTAATTCCACGAACACGGTGAGCGGTCGTGCGTTGCGCGGATCGGTGACAGGCTTGAGTCCCAAGGCTGTGAGCGACGCTGACACGGTGTCAACGGTGTCCGTGAAGATGC